CCTGTTTTTTGTTGCCTAATTTATGCCTGAGTTACTGTCCCCAGCAAGGTGTGTCTTAAGCCTGTGGCAGTTAGCACAGAGGGTTTGAAGGTTGGCTGGGTCATTGTTAAAGCGGTCGCCGTCTATGTGGTCTACATCCAACTGGCTGATGTGTACTGGCTTGAAGTTACAGTGCTCGCAGTAGTCCTTGCGGTGGATGTGGTAGGGAGAACGTGCCTTCATCTGATTGATCTTGTAGATGGTATTGCAACGGTACCTACCTGATACTGGTTTGGACTTATCTCGTATCTTTATTCTTGTGGGGCCACAAACTGAGCACAATCCTGTGCGTTCTTCTTCGTTAACCTCAGAGAGTTTGTGCTTCATCTTTGTCTACTGGACAAGGGACAGTTACGATGTTGCCACAACTAACACAGGTACCATCAAGGAAGTACCAGACTAGTTCGTGTTCTTCAAAGGATGCCATTATAGAAAAGACTTGTGAGCCACAAGGACAGACGTGTACTGGACCCAGACCTCGTAGGTCAGTACCAAATTTATCTGGTAGTTTGGCCCTAAATTTTGGCAGCCTTGGTAGACGGAACCGCACAGTTAGTACCATACCATCGTGCCCCTCTGGGGCACCCTTTGGTTTTATTCGCCTCACGGCTCATATTGTAGTAACTAGTAGCGTTGCTAACGCAACGACACGCCGATCACTGATATGATTCCAGTATGACAACCATCGCAGCGATAGAAGGAATTGACTACGCAGTTCTAGTAGCAGATTCACAGATCACCGAAGACAATCTCGTGACTCTTGCAACCAGTACGCCTAAGATCGTTGAGGTTGGCAAGTACCTAGTAGGTATCTCAGGGGATACCAGACCAGGTGACATCCTCGCCTACAATTGGAAGCCACCCGTATATCGTGGGGAAGACCCAGCACAATTTATGGGTAAGAAAGTTATCCCCAGTATTAACACAGCATTTAACGACAACAACTACGACTACAACAAGGTGGACAAAGATGGCGGTTTTGATTATCTCATTGCTTTTAACGGCAACGTCTTTAGGATTGCTTGTGATCTCTCTTTTTTCCAAAGCAATGTCGGAGCGTACGCTATTGGTAGTGGTGGGCAGTTTGCTCTTGGTTATATGTATTCAATTGTCAAGCCTGATATGGAGTTAGCCTACGCCAAACGCCACGCCCGTAAAGCAGTAGAGATAGCGTCGGTCCTTGACTCCAATACTGGTAAGCCCTTACAGTTGGTGGTCCAGGAAAGGATGTAGTTATGGAGATTCAAGCAATAGCAATGACAGATGAATATGCTGCTCATTACTTTTATGATATGGGTTGGAAGGCTTGTCGCTTAGCCTACAAATTACACGATGAGGCTAACAGTGACAGCAACTGATCCAAAAGAATTACTACTCACTGCTCTCAAGGCAGGTGATGCTAAACGTTCACGTTCTACACAGGTACAGATAGGACCATCAGAGTTAGGTGGCTGTCGTCGTAAGGTCTGGTATAGATTAAACGATCAGCCAGAGACTAATGAGAACGAGATGAAACTGGCTGCGATTATGGGTACTGCTATCCACGCAGAGATTGAACGAGCACTAGCAGATAACCCAGATGTAATGATTGAAACATCAGTTGAATACAATGGTATGAAGGCACACATTGACTGCTATGTACCAGGTACTGGTGATGTTATCGACTGGAAGACAAGCAAGGTAAAGAATCTTTCGTACTTTCCAACAACACAGCAACGCTGGCAGGTACAGACATACGGTTATCTACTGGCTAAGAATGGCTACGATGTAAAGCGTGTGTCACTTGTTGCTATTGCACGTGATGGTGATGAACGTGATGTCAAGGTACATACTGAAGCATACGATGAAACCATTGCACTACAAGCATTGAACTGGTTAGAGGCTATCAAGGTAGCAGATACAGCACCTGATCCAGAACGTGATGCTTCTTATTGCAAACACTATTGCAAGTTCTACGACGCATCAGGTGAGATGGGATGCGTTGGTATAAAAAAAGAACTTACACCAGCAACTGATCTAGTAATTGATGATGCTGATGTTGACAAAAATGCACTGTTGTACTTACAGTTAGCAGCACAGATTAAAGTACTAGAAAAAGAACAAGATTCTTTGAAGACTTCTTTCGAGGGACTACTGGGAGTAACACCTAGTGGAATAGAAGTCAGTTGGACAACTGTCAGGGGACGTGAAAGTATTGACAGTGAAGAGGTAGAGAAACTGCTTGGGTTTGTACCCAAGAAGTTTGGCAGTGAATCACAAAGGTTACACATCAAACAAACAGGAGGAAAGTAAATGGCTGCAAACGAAAACACAAAGTTCCAGATTAACTATAAGTTAAACGACGGAACTTTAATCAATCTTTATGCAACAGATGTAAAAGATTTAGAGACAGGTCTTGCTGATCTTGGAATGGTGGCAACACTAATCCGCACAACAGGTGGAGATTTAACAGGTTATATAACACCACCAACACCAACAGTTGCATCAGTTGCAGAATCATTTGGTGCAACACCAGTTGCAGCACCTGCACAACCACAGGTTGTAGAAGGACAGGCACCTACCTGTAAGCACGGCAATATGACATACCGCACTGGAACATCTGCACGTGGACCTTGGAGAGCGTGGATGTGTTCTGCACCAAAGGGTGCAACAGATAAGTGCGACCCTATCTTCTTAAGATAATACGATGCGGGAGCCTCGTGAGTACGAGAACCCGCTATGTGCAGAGATAGGTGGTGACTTCTGGTTTCCTGATAAAGAAAAGGAATCAGTAAGTTACATTGAAAGTCAGTATGCAAAGTCAATCTGTAAACGTTGCACTCATAGAACTGAATGCGCTGAGTGGGGAATCCACAAGGAGCAGTACGGTATATGGGGTGGGCTTGCACCACGTGAACGCCTAGCAGTAAGGAGACAACGCAGAATAAATCTTGGAGGGGATGGGGAAGTTGCTTAATCTAAAGCGGGCGATGGGCGGTAGCCACACTAAGGCTATACCGTTGCCTGATGTATGGACTGGGCTTGCTGGTGAGTCCATTAAGTTTAGACGTGGGCAAGTATGTATGGTGGCTGCTGCTCCTAATGCTGGTAAGAGTATGTTTGCTCTTGTCTATGCAATCAAGGCTAAGGTACCTACACTTTTCTTCTCAGCCGATACTGATACTGCAACAGTGTTGATGCGATCTGCAGCGCAGATCTCAGGGCATACGCAGTTAACTGTTGAATCCAATATGGATTTCAAGGAAGACTTCTACGCAGAACACCTATCAAAGATGTCACACATACAATGGGTATTCGATTCAAGTCCATCATTAGATGACATTGAGTTGGAGATTAAAGCCTACGTTGAACTGTACGGAGTAGCACCTGAGTTAATTATCATTGATAACTTAATGAATGTTGCTGCCGAAACAGACAATGAATGGGCAGGGCTACGTGCAATTATGATGGAGTTGCACGATATGGCACGCAAGACTCAGGCTTGTGTACTAGTACTCCATCACGTCAGCGAGCAGAGTGAGTATGGATCACCGAGTATGCCACCACCGCGTCGTGCTATTCACGGAAAGGTCAGCCAGTTACCTGCGCTGATACTTACATTGGGTTATGACCCAGGTCAAGGGATGTTGCGTGTGGCTGCGGTGAAGAATCGCTTTGGTCCACACACAGCAGATGCCTCTAAATGGGCTACACTATTTGTTAACTTTGCAGCGTGCCAGATAGGAGATCAAGATGCACAAGGTAGGGCCTACTTACGTGTTTGATATTCAGGTGGTGCGCTAATGGCAAATCCCAATGGACGTAAAGGTTCTCAGTTTGAGACAGATGTAATGAAATGGCTTCGCAAGATGGGAGTTATGGCAGAACGTTTGACTAAGGCTGGGGCAAAAGATGAAGGGGATATGGTTGCGATCATCGCGGGGAAAACCTATATCCTTGAACTCAAGAACAGGGCAACCCTTTCCTTGCCTGAGTTCTGGAGAGAAGCAGAAGTTGAGGCGCTTAACTACGCCAGTGCACGTGGGCTTGGGGAAGTACCATTGCATTATGTTGTAGTTAAGCGTCGCAACGCTGGAATAGATCAAGCCTGGGTCATTCAAGACCTAGCACAATGGATTAAGGAGAAACAATAATGCCAGTACCAGAAGGTAACATCACAACATCAGAGATCTTAGAACCAGAAGTTGTACCAGAAGTTGTACCAGATGAAGAAGAGGCTGATGATAGTACGCCTGAGCAGGGATGAAGTAAGAGTTTGTACAACGCTTGCAACAGAGCGTTGGCTTGCTAAGTATGGTTCAGTAGACAGACCAAACTATGCAGAAGGTAAGAAGAATGGCTATCTGGAGCACGAACTTCTTGCCAATGTGCGAGCCAACGTATCTGAGTGGGCAGTTGCCTCACTAACTGATACTGCTTGGAATGTACCGTGGTATCCCAATGAACTACATCCTCGTCGTGCTGCATTGCCTGATGTTGGTGTTAACTTTGAGGTACGCACAGTACGCACACGTGATTCAATTCCATTTTGGAATAAAGATAATGGCAAGATACTAGTAGGAACTAAGATCCTTGATGAAGATTATTACTCACAGGTTGAAGTCTATGGTTACTGCAACCCTGAAGAGTATGCAACCGCACAGTATCGTGATGACACGATCAGCGGATGGCGTGTACCAGTAACAGAACTAAAGGAGTTCTAATGATCTGTCAGAATTGTATGAAGGGTGGAGAAGAAAACTCTTTGGCCCATTACAAACGTGCCACTAACTGGCACGACAAGTGCGATTACAAGGGGTGTGTATGCCAGCACAAGACTGGTCCAGGGTACGTAAAGCGGGCAGGTTCAAAGGTTCCGTTGATGCAAACACAATCCCCATAGGGGCAATAGTTCTGCACTATGGAGGGGAAGTACGAGAGGGAAGATCAGCATCAGTAAGATGTTGCATCCATCCTGATAAAAGAAGAAGCGCTGTCATCAATACCTATGACAATCTATTCTTCTGCCACACCTGCGGGAAGGGTGGTAACGCGGTCAACGTCGTAGGTATCATAGAGAACTTGGAGTTTAAGGATGCACTCGCACGAGCAATCGAGATCGTTGCTGGAAGCGGTCAATCATTACAGCAAAAACCTGGACACAAGGGCAATAGAGTATCTCGAAGGACGTGGGATCTCTGAAGATGTTGCTCAACAGTTTTCGTTGGGTGTAGTAACAGACCCAATTAATGGTCACGAAACCCACGCGGGCTGGCTTTCTGTGCCCTATCTAACAGCACTTGGTATGTGTGTAGGTGTGAAGTTTCGTAGGTTAGATGATGGCAAGCCTAAGTATGGTGCACCAGCAGGACAGAAGGGTCACCTGTATAACGTGGCTGATGTCACCATTGATTCATCTAGTATCGTGGTGTGTGAGGGTGAGTTAGATGCAGTAGTTGTATCAGGTATCTTGAATCTGCCAGCGGTAGGAGTACCAGGAGTGCAGGCTTGGAAGCCACACTTTACTAAGTTGTTTACAGGTTATGACATCGTGTATGTAGTCGGTGACAACGACATCAAAGAGGATGGAACCAACCCAGGTGCTGAGTTCTCACGCCGTGTGTCACAGGAAGTAATGAACTCACGCATAGTATCATTGCCTGCATCGATGGACATCAATGACTTCTATCTTGCACACGGTAAGGATGAGGCGTTGAAATTATTTGGAGGTGCGTGATGTATGACAATGACCGAGAGCGAGTGGGTCACGATGCTACAGACTTTGCAGCATTTGGGCTTTCAGATCCTTTCCGTGGATACGCAAAGCGAAGCGATAACAATACGCCCGATACCAACACGTTCGTAGCAGATATGTGGGAGGTGCTAGATGGTGCAGGTAATCTGCTCATCAAGAAGCACAAGGACTACGGTCCTACTAACATCTCACGTAGCCCTGGTGGTCCTCTTAATGGATTGCGTGTGCGTATGTGGGACAAGACAGCACGCATCAATCACTTGATTGACAGTGGTGCTACGCCTGAGAATGAATCCTTGCGTGATTCCTTTATTGATCTACTTAACTACAGTGCCATTGCGCTGATGGTACTAGATGGTAAGTGGCCTAATGACTGATCCACATCCAATACTTAATGATCTTGTACCTAGCGTGGTGACTATTGTGCACCGTCGCTATCGTAAGTATGTAGATCGTGCTGACCTATCGCAAGAAGCATACGCTTGGTTGATGACACGTGTGTCCTACTTCAATGCGTTGCTCGGTGATGAGGATGATACTAAGCGCCTGATTAATCAGAAGCGTATAGCATTTCAGATGCGTCGTGCCCTTGAACGCTATGCCCGCAAGGAGAAGGCGGTCAGGTCTGGGTATCAGACCAATGATGAGTCCTTCTATGATGTTACTACCATTGCACAGTTGTTACCATACGTTATCGCAAGCGTGGTCAATGAGACTGCCATTGAACAGGCACAGAACCTAGTCAATGATGGCACACCACGCAAACCAGCAGCACCTGCTGAAGGTGGCAACCTATTAGCCACACTGATTGATATCAAGAAGTCTTATGAGTTGTTGGATGAGGATGAGAAGAACATCCTGCGTCTTCGATACCACGAGAACTACACACTGCAACAGTTAAGCGAGGCAACAGAGTGTGCTATCTCTACTGCAGATCGTAGATGTACCAATGCTTTGCGTAAGATACTTAACTTTATGGGAGGGGAATCACCTTATCAATGATGTACGACTATCGTTGTCCTGATTGCAACACTGAACTTACTATTGAACGTAGTATCCACGAAGAACCACGTGAACCATCTTGCTTTGATTGTCACATACCAATGATACGTAAATGGGACTCGCCCTCTATCACCTTCAAGGGTAAGGGCTTCTACTCCACGGACAAATAAAGAACCCCACTGCGGAAGGGTGCAGTGAGGTTCTTCGTGCCGAAAGGAGGATG